CCTGTATAGTATCATGCGGGTCGTCTTCATCAACAACTCTGGTGATCACCACACACGTATCAACGAGCAAGTCCGGTTTATGAATTCCCGTGTTATCGATACCGCGGTCTCTCAGATACAGACTGGTGTTTCTCAATACATGTCTTACGTCAAAGACATTGATACAATCGCGGTACCCCTTGCACAACCCTTGAACACAAGTACATATGGTAATAAAATTGGTAAAAATATGAAGATTGGTATCAATTAAAGCTTTGATTTCATATACTAGTAAGATGAGTTTGAACTTCTACAAACACGAAACTGAGAAAGTATGTAAATCAAAGGGTTGGGATCGCGCGGCTGTAGATACAGTATGGCTCCTACTGACAGAAGAGTTTGGTGAACTTGCATCGGCAATTCGTCAGTACAAGAAGACTTACAAGAAAATGGGGCTAAAAAAGGAGAGGGGTACAGATGTTATGATGGAAATGGGGGATGTGTTTAGTTATCTCTTCCAGTTGGCACATATGCTAAATGTGGATCTAGATATGATGTGGGAAGAGCATAAAACCAAGATGAAGACTAAAAAATATAATATGAACTAAAAGTAAATATGATGCTTACAGACGAAGAGGCAATTGATAATGTCAATCCATTTGTCACCCATGAGTTTTCCCTTCCAGGGAGTGTGAGACAAAGTGGTGGGTATGACGATTTTACTGAGATTAGGTCTGAACCAGGTATCCCAGATCCCAAGAAAAGTGTATATTGTGGTTACGGATTATGTGCTGAAGCTACGTCTGAATGTTCTTTCGATAGACCACTTATTCCACGTAGAAACATTGATACAGGGTTTACTAAACCAAGGAAGAAGACTGTATATGAAAAAGTGACTATCGGTGTTTCTAATCACCCAGAGTTTTCTCTTATTGGTGGTTCCATTATTCTTATAACTATTGTGATGATTCTATATTACATAAGACGCTAAAGAAGTATTCCAATCTAGATTCGTCTTCACACATCTCAATCAAAATTGGAAGTGTTTCTCTACAAAACCTCCTAATAAACCCCCTTTGCCAAGCACTCTTACGATTAATCCAAGGTGGCTGGAATGTGGGATCAAGGATTTTACTCGCGTGGGTCACACGAATATATGTATGTATACTCTGCTTATCAGCTATGAGATTTTCCAATGCAAGTTCAGCCATTTTCATACGAACTTCAAGTGTCTTCTCACACATGACGTCTAAGAACTTCTCATATTGAATAGATTGTGTATCTGATATGAGGGTAGTCCAATTCGCTAGAGGTTTCGTGTGGATATGATCTACGTAAGTCTCGTACCCCTTACCTTTTACGAAACGTTCGTATGTGATCGTTACATACTCCAGATCAGATTCAACATCGTATACGACCCTAGCCGATTTAAGAAAAGAGGTCATTACAATACCTAAGTGATTCTCTTTTAAGTGTAAATCATATAAAGAAGACGAGTGCTATATAAAAGAGTAAATGTATTCGGCTATTGCCAACAACAGTTTTTCATACCTTTTGACTCTCGATGAGTTCAGAAAAGGTTTCCCAGATGAAACGAGACCTTCTTGGATAAAGATTACAACGATCACGATGGTCTCAAGTTTTGTACAAAAAATTGACATCAAAAAACTACGATATATCTTTGAGAATTTAGAAACCTTCACTTTAAAGAGATCGGGTACGAAAGGTAATGGTGGTTTTGAATGGAAGTTGAAGCCCACTACTTTCTACAATCAGGTGACACTCACGTACCATGATACGTACAGTACAAAGTCTGTGAAGGTCTTTCCAAATGGCTCTATCCAAGTTGCTGGGTGCTGCGATCTCTTTGATTGTAAGAGAATCATCTCACAACTTATCTACATCTTCAAGACTTTCTTGGGAATGGAGAACCAGGTTCCAGTTGATTCTTTCCGAGTTGTCATGATCAATTCTAATTTCAGTCTCAACTACAACATCAACCTCATGAGGGTGGCTCAACATTTTGAGAATCACTCTGACATCTTCAAGGTTTCATTTGAACCCGATAGGTACAGTGCTGTCAAGATTAAGTTTAAACCAGCCCAAGATATGAAGGAAATTACGACGAGTATATTTTCAACTGGTAAGATTATCATCACAGGTGCTGAGACCCTCAAGGAAATTGCATTTGGTTATAACATTGTTAATCATCATATCAACGATGATCCTCAGATTCGCGTGTCTCCAACAGAAGAGAAGGATGTATTTGATATATTTTTGGGGCACAGATGTGGAGCCATGGTTGAGCACCTCAAGGGGAAAGGTTTTGAATCATGGTTACAGACGATTACGAACAGGGAAATTAATTTCTGATCATAAAGTAACAAAATGTCTCAACGACTTGGAATGGCCGATGGACGATGCTTCACTATCAACTCGTCAGCCCAGCTTACCAACAACTATTTGATGCAGCAGAACGGTATCAAGTTAGAGGACAATTACTCTTTCCGCCAAGCGCTCCAAAAGCAGGGTCCCGAGTTCCTGAACAAACTCCAAGAGGACTCTCGTGGGAAGTGTGACCCATGCAACACTTACACTGATATGTCTAAGACCTACTAGGTGTGGTAAATTGTAATAAAAACTTTAAAATTATACATTAGAATGTCACAATGTGCCATATGTCTCAACGAGGTACGGTCAACAAGGACCAATCCACCCATCCGTTGTGGACATATGTTTCATTCCCACTGTATACAAGAGTGGAAAGATAAAGGTAAGAACACCTGCCCCGTTTGTAGAAAAGTATTTGATGTTTCCAAGTTTAAAGTTACATTGACAGTTCAGAACAATTACACAGCGCAGTCTAACGTTGTGTCATTGGAGAGTGAAGCTATCTTCAATATAATGGATGTTTTTGATATGTCTTTTGATGTTGAAGATACTGTAGATTTAGACAGTCTTTTTTCGGACCTTGGGATGAGTCTTTCCGACTTTGATACCCTTGTCCTTAACACAGAATGAGCTACAGTACTTTTCATAGTGTAGACCAGGATAGTTCCTATCAGCTTTACGTGGGTCTGTGATAGACTTACCAGATGCATCAGTCAGAAGTGGTCCAGTGGCCCAACCCCTCTTGTGACTGAATACATTAGCTTTGAACACCAGGCGTTTATTGGGTGCAAACTTTCCAGCCCGCTTTACCCTAGAGAGTGGGACTTTGAAGAACTTTGCTACCGACTCTTGGGTGTCACCAAGTTTAACACGATACTCAACAACGGAGTGTTGAACGTAGAAGTGAAAATCTCCTTGACGAATGTAGTTTGTTGGTCTTCCAGGGCACACAAACATCATGACTTTATAGTACCCCTTCTTACATTTCTCATTTGGTTTAGCACGATAAATCTTTGTTGGGTTGTCAGAAATAACGCGCTTTGGTAAACTGGTGCAGTGGGTATAGTTGTGATATCCATTTGAAAGTCCAGAACGGTCACCTGGAATGGATTTTTGCCACCTATATGACTCATAGTCCCCGACGGCGTAGGCATAACAGTTATTGTTACCTATACCAGTAGACGTACCCCATTTTTTTTCTGTAAATTTCCTCTCAGAACCACTCACAGGTGGGGTCTTCATTTATAATGTATATAGAAAAAAATATCCGTATGTAATAAATGTTTAAGGAAATTATCAAGACCGAAAATAAGTCAGACATGCTCACCGAGCTTCTCGTCTTCATTCTCAATGTTCTCATCGCGACCTTTGTCCTCCGATTTGCGTGGAACCGATCCCTTGTCCCTCACGTGACCGTCCTTAAGCCTCTCAAGTCTATGCTTGATGCCTTTATCCTTGCACTGTCTCTGAACATCGTGCGAGGTCTTTAAATCTCACTGTAACCGACGGTCTTTTCACCACTGGGGTGAACGATGGTTGGGAAGGCTTCCATACCTGAACAACCCTCCTTCTCACAGTCAACAAACTTGAATGGTTTTCCATTCTTTTCCATATACTCCAACTGCTTACGAGTCCAACCACATCCCATGGTCCCGTAAATAGTCCACTCTTCTCCCGTGGAGCCGACCACGACAACAGGGCGCTTGCTGGTCTGAATGAGAATGTAAAGGTTTACAATAATGAGAAGAGCTAAAAGCCACATAGTTTTATTATAGGTTAATATTAAAAATTATATTTTGAGTTTCTTCATGAGGTTAGCGAGGGTGATGTTGTTACCATTGCGAGCAACCCTATTTTTATATAAAGCCTTCTCGTACCAAGCCTTTGTCTTGTATACACGCTCTTTACCCTTAATGTTGATGAATTTGTAGATAGGGTTTTTAGGTGTAGGTTCAACCTTCTTTTCAATTTCACGAACTTGTAATTGAACTGAAGGTTTTCGTTTAATTAACACACCAGGTTTCCTCGTTGGAACTCGCTTCTTCTGTGCAACTTCTGCAAGTATCCTCTTAGCTCTCTCAATTGCTGTTTCGCCAGATACAATCTTTGGTTTTGGGGCAACCATAATTGGGGCAAATTTCTTTTTACTTTTAGTCACAGCGTTTAGAATCTTTTTAGTAACATTCTCTCTTTTACCAGTCAAGAATGGATCATTCAAAATGTCTTCATATGTTGGTAGATTATTGTGCTTCGCGAGGAGGTGAAGACGTAATGTTGACACATGACGACTGTTTCTAACCATATACGTATCAGGGTTTTTGAACAAACTTCTGACAAACTCTTTGATAACTTTACTGTGAGTATAAGTTTGAATGATATTCAGGAAATAGTGGGCATCATACATAGGATGAGATTTTCTAGCAATACCAGAAGTTAAAAAATCTCCGTTATTCACTCCAGGATTCTTTATACCTTTCATTACAGATAAACCAAAGTCAATTATGATTGGTTTAACTCCCCCATCACGTGTCTTTGTAATCATGATATTGTTCCAATGAAGATCATGGTGTCTAAATTCTGGATATTTTTGATGAATCTTATAAAGATTGGTTATAACTTGGCGAATAACAGACTTATATTTATCATTACCTGGATTAGTTTTCATCCACTTTTCAAGTGAAATACCATCGATGTACTCAAAATATAAAATATTCCTATTATCACACGTTTTAAAATGATACATACGTGGAACACCCATACCCTTCAATTTTTCAGCGATGTTATACTCCATCTTAGCACTTGGTTCCGTTGTAAACTTTATAGCAACTTTTGTCTTACATTTATCATCTATGCATCCATAATATACCGCACCGTACTGACCCGAACCAACTTTTAAAAGTCTACCCCTCTCAATTGTAGTTAAACTATTCATCCGGGGGGCATACAGTTGAGATTTTGGGTCGCATCCCTTGGCACCCTTAAGTATTTTTTTGAGTTCCATACCTACCGCGTTGCGCTGTTGATCTGTCTTTGCATTATTGGCAATATTAACAATTGAAGATAACTTGACCATCCTTATTACAACCTAAGAAAAATTATCCTGATACCACCTATACACTTCATTGTCCTCCACACCAAACTCACTCTCAATTTCTTTCCAAATAACTTCAGGTTCCACGTGGAACTTTACATGTTCCAAAATTCCAATATTTTGTGAACAAACCGCACCACACAATGTCGGGTGTGCAAATACCTTTAAAATATCATGCCACCGTGAAGAACCTAATGCAGTCTCACATGTATTCTTGAAAAGTTCAAACATTCTGAGACCAAAATTATGATTGTCATGCATGGCCATCCAAAAGGTTAAAAACTTCTCGGGGTCACTTGGTGGATTCCCAATCATTTGATTGGTGTGTTCCAATAATACATACTCATTGGAATGGAGTGAGTCAAAGTCTGCATCTTTGATACTCTGTAGAATATCCATTCAATTATTTTTACGATTCTCATAACTAACTTAGGTTAGTAAGTTACTTATGACAATTTTATCAATGTATTTTTTTACTCTTACTCTTCATCAACTTCTTCCTCCTCATCTTCAACCTCAACATCCTCTTCACCTGTGCCTGGGAGATCAACACCTTGGAAGGCGAATGAAGGAAGCTTAGTGGACTGCTCAAGTAGGGATTGTTGAAGACGGATAGTCACACCAAACTTATTGTCAATGAACCAGATGGAACTGACATCAACGATGGCCATGACCTTTTGACCCTTCTCAACAGTATCAAGAGTGACTGATTCTTTACGCACATTGTAAGCCTCAGGTACGAAAGTTCCGTCAGGTTTAGTCGCAACCTTAAGCTTCAGGGTAGATGGATAAGGCTCCTTACCCGGTCGGACAATAGGCTTGTAGAGAGCTTCGCGAAGAACAGCGACATTGAACTCCTTACCGAGCCACTCCTTAGAGTTCTCAGCCACAGTGTTGACAATGAGTTCATCAAGCTCCTTGAGAGAGTCATGAAGTTCCATGGCTTCAGTATTTTCAGCGTCAAATGATAGGTCAAGAGAGTATGTGGTACGCCCGGTACCCTCATCAGTAAACGCACTCAGACCATATGGTGAGCGCATGAATGGGAGTTGGAGGTATAGCTTTTTGTTGTCGCCAGCGTTGAGGTAGACGGTCTTACCGCCATTCTTGTTCTTACGAAGTTTTGAGAAGCCAACAGAACTGGCAGAGAAATCAGAGGATCGTTGGATAGTGAGCGACATTATTTGTAGTGGGTTATATATATATTAGGTGGTTTGACTTTAAGCTATTTTTTTTGTTTGTATATTTCAAATATAATCATGGGTATTCTTTTTAAAGATTGTGGA